AAAAATTATAGTCCTACTTATAACACTTATTATCAGAATAACGCCGCTTCTATTTTCTGTTATAAATCAAGCCGCAAAAATAGCAGATCAAGCGATAGTATATCTATAAATCACTTAATCAATCAAGCCCCGGATCGTAAAGTATCTGATAAAAGAATACTGGATCAATTAACCGGGACACTTGAAAAAATTGTTTATTACTGCAAACAGTATAATCATATTGAATTATCTGTTTACGCTGATATTTTCAAACAGGTACAATACACCAACGCAAATAATGAAATATACCACGGTGTAGAAGATCAGCGGTATTATAACCAGCGTAAAACGTTTACTACAATAGAAGAATGTATAAATTACCTTCTATTTGTGTACACACTTATATATCCATATAACCAGCTAAACAGGGACACGGTACACCGTGACGTTTCTATTAGATATTTGATCAATTTATATTATAAGGGGGTTTAATTATGAATATTGAATTATTATGTAATGAATATAGAGAAAATAAACGTATGATTGAGGAATTGACAGCATTAAATGAGGAATTAAAAGCACAAATAACCGCCGCTATGAACGGACAGCCTAAAATGATTATAGGGTGTACAAAAGTATCTAATATACTTGTAAATAGTACTAGATTAGATAGTACAGCGATCAAAACAGATCACCCGGATATATACGCCGCATATAGTAAAAATAGCCCTTATTACCGCTTTACGGTTGTTTAAGGGGGTGTACAATGTTTATAGTATTATGTATTATTTGTTTCTTTATTTGTTTAGTTGCTGATTTATTAAAAATGAATAAATAGAAAATAGCCCCGGTTGCGTTCTACGTTTCCGGGGCTACCCTATGCCCGGCGGCGTTGATCCTGTCACGCTGTCCGGGCTTTATTTGTACAGGGTTAGAACGTCCAAACGACACGCCCCCGGCGGCGTGTTTTTGTTTTGTCTGTCCGGGGTTGCGTTGGTTGTTTTTGTTTTGTCTGTCCGGGGTTGCTGTCAAGCTGTCCCGGATCAATAGCCCCGGCGGCGTTTTCTGTCCGGGGTTGCGGTGATCGTTCGCCGGGGACAGTCCCCCCCCCCGGGGGGATTGCCAGCCAGCCGAGCCGGGCGAGGGAGTGCTCTGAATATCCCCAATAAACAAAAAGACAATATCTTATCCTTTCCGTATTGACATAAACACTCACACGTGCTACAATACTACAAAAGGAGGTAACATCATGGCAGTATTAAACAATTTCGAGCTGGACGTGAAGGTAAAATGTCTCGAAGCAGACATGACGCAACAGCAACTTGGTGAAGCCATTGGTTCGACAGGTCAGTACGTAAATCGTGTGATGAAGAAGAAAGAAGGTATCGTAAACCGCACTTTTGTAGACATGATGGACAAACTGGGCTGTGACATAACGCTGGTTTATACACCTAAACGTGTCGAGAAGTAGTAAAAGTAGTTGAAAATCGGATTTTGCGTAAACTTTTGCTTGTAGGGGCTCTACTAGAGAAAGTTACCGCATTTTTTGAAGAACAACTACTTCCACTACTCTAATAAGAATAATAAGAATAATTTTAGGAGGTCACTATTGTGAAGAAGATAATTAGGACAATCATGTTGCTCCGGGGCTTCACCAACGCTACTTTAGCAGAGAAGCTGGGCTATACTACACCATCGGGTGTGAGCAACGTTATCTGTCGTGAAGGTGGTATGAGCATTGACAAGCTCGTGTCTCTTATGTCTGCTATGGATTGTGAGGTAGTAATCAGAAGCAAGCTGGCAGATAAGAACGAGTGGGTGATAAAATGATCTACGGATATGCTCGTGTGTCTACACAGGGACAGGCGAAAGATGGAAATAGTTTGAGCGTTCAGCGAGAGCTATTAGAATCTCATGGTTGCAGTGAGATTTACGAAGAATCCTACACAGGCATGACAACAGACAGACCCGAGCTTTCCAAAATTCTCGCCAAAATACAAAAAGGCGATGTGCTGGTAGTAACGAAGCTGGATAGATTTTCCCGAAGTGCCAGCGAAGGTGTAAAGCTGATTACCGAGCTAACTGGACGAGGGATTGTCGTTGAGATTCTGAACATGGGGCGTGTAGATAACTCTCCTATGGGAAAGCTCATGGTAACAATGCTCCTCGCTTTTGCGGAATTTGAGCACGATAACATATTAGAACGCTTATCTGACGGAAAAGCGGCGGCAAAACAAAAAGGCAAGAAAACAGACGGTCGCTACGCCAAGAATCCTCCCGAATTTGAGAGTTTTTACAGGTTATGGGAGAATGGTAAGGTAACAGTCAAAGAAGCCTGTGAGGAGCTAAATATCGGTCGTACAACGTGGTATAAATTAGCAAAGGAGGTAACACATGAGAGTGCCTAGAAGTTTCACGGAAGGACTTGTGATGTTCTTCCTACTGATACCAATTATCATATATTACTTAATAGTCGGACTAATCAAAGGTATTATTTATCTGATTGTCGCTATGAAAAGCTAACTAGAGGGTGCGTTATCGCAGAAATGTGAGACGCACTCTCTTTCTATTTGGAGGTGTTATATTTGAAGGATATATTAGAGACGATTTGGAGAGAGGTAGAGTTCTCTGCGGACTTTCAAGCCTATGAGGATTTGAAGAATATGTGCAGAGAAGCTATGAAGGAAGACATTCCTCTAGCTGTCTCCTATCTAAAGAAGCTCTCTGATAGAGTTGAGGAGGTAATGGCAGAAGGTGTCTCCGATAAAGAGATACACCGCTTCTATGAACTGCATAAGAAGACGCTTCTAGCCGCCGCTCCTCACGATTTTGAGAGCTACGTATTGTATATTGAGTGGAACAGAGAGCCAGCGAAGAAGTTTTACCCACCTCGTAGGAACGCTCTCAAGCCTGTTGTAGACGCTTTACAGGATTTGGCTGACGATAGACTAGACCTACTGGCTATCTCCCTTCCTCCGGGCTGTGGGAAGACCACAATCGCTATCTTTTACCTTACATGGTTGGCTGGTAGAATCCCGGACAAACCTATGCTGACAGGATCACACTCAAACAGCTTTGTACGAGGTGTGTATGACGAGTGCCTACGTCTATTTGACAAGGACGGTGAGTACCTGTGGCACGATGTATTTCCGGGCGTAGGTGTGTGCAATACCAACGCAAAGGATTGTCGTATTGACCTCGGTAAGAGAAAGCGTTTCGAGACGCTGGAATTTACTTCTATCGGTACTGGTAATGCTGGTCTTTATCGTGCCGCTACCCTTCTCTACTGTGACGATTTGGTTTCGGGTATTGAGGTAGCATTATCGAAGGAGCGTCTCGATAAGCTGTGGGAAACGTACACCACTGACCTTCGCCAACGTAAGATCGGTGATAACTGTAAGGAGCTTCATATCGCTACTAGGTGGTCGGTTCACGATGTTATCGGTAGACTGGAAACGAATTACGGAGATTCTGATAGGGCGAAGTTCATTGTCGTACCAGCTATGGACGAAAATGACGAATCTAACTTCGATTACGCTTACGGTGTAGGATTCAATACGCAGTTCTATCGTGAACAGAGAGAAATCATGGACGAGGTGTCTTGGAGAGCTCTTTACATGAACCAGCCTATCGAGCGTGAGGGTCTATTGTATCACAATGACGAGCTACGTAGGTTCTATGAGCTTCCACAGGAAGCCCCGGACGCTATTATAGGTGTCTGTGATACGAAGGATAAGGGTAAGGACTACGCTATGCTCCCGGTAGCATGGGTGTATGGCGAAGACTACTATATAAATGACTGTGTTTGCGATAATGGTCTACCTAACGTAGTAGACGCAAGGCTGACAGAGATACTGGTAAGGGATAAGGTGAACGCCTGTCGCTTCGAGAGTAACTCCGCTGGTCGTAGAGTGGCTGAAAAGATACAGCAAGAGGTGAAAGCGAAAGGCGGTATTACTCATATCACTACGAAATTCACCACAGCGAACAAGGAAACCAAGATCATTGTAAATTCAGCATGGGTTAAGGAGCACTGTTTATTTTTAGACGAAAGTCGCTACAAACGAAACAGCGATTACGGAAAAATGATGGATATGCTCTGCTCTTACACCGTTGCTGGTAAGAACAAGCACGATGATGTTCCCGATGGCATGGCTATGTTAGCCGAATTTGCACAATCTCTATCGGGAGCACGTGTAGAAGTGTTTGCTAGACCGTGGTAAAAGATAAGAATTTATGTTTTTCGTATAAATTTTTCATATTTACCATGTTGTACTATTGACACATACGTGTATTCGTGTTAGAATTACAATGATGAAAGTATGAGTGGGTGCATTATTGCACGAGATTTAATTCTCGAAGCAGTAATGCACCCATTTTTAGTTTAACGGAAGGAGGTAGATAAATCGTGGCGAATCAGATTGATGAAACAAAGGTGTTGAGTGAGACACGTGTAACAAATGGTAGACGTACTATTAAATCTAGCGTGTCAGTTATCACGGAGGACAACGTACAAGAGGTTCTCTTAAAGGCGATGGAAACTCACGCTTTCAATCGTAGCGAGATTGACTACCTTTGGAAATATTACAAGGGAGATCAGCCAATCAGACATAGGGTGAAAGATACTCGCCCGGAAATCTGCAATAAGATTGTGGAGAACCGAGCAAATGAGATCGTATCATTTAAGGTTGGTTATCTCTGCGGTGAACCTATCCAGTATGTAAGCCGCAACGGTGGTGAGGAAACAGTAAATGCCATAAACACACTTAACGAGTTCATGTTTGCGGAGGATAAAGCCGCACAGGATCAAGAGCTTGTTGAGTGGCAAATGATTTGTGGTACTGCTTTCCGTCTTGTACTTCCCGATGAACCGGGTGAAGAAGACGAAGCACCGTTTGAAATGTACACTCTCGATCCTAGAGATACATTCGTTGTGTACTCTAATGAGATTGGAAACAAGCCGCTGATGGCTGTTAAGTACTCTATGGACGATGATAAAATCACTCGATATTCCATCTACACAGAGAATTACTACTATCTCATTGAGGACGGTATCTTGAATAGAGAAAAGTCGAAACCACACGCTCTCGACATGATTCCTATTTTCGAGTACCCAGCGAATAACGCACGTCTCGGAGCTTTCGAGATTGTCCTTCCGCTACTGGACGCTATCAACAATGTTGACAGTAACCGTCTTGATGGTATGGAGCAAATCGTACAGGCATTTATCAAGTTTATTAACTGCGATATTACTAAAGAGGAGTACGAGGAGTTCTTACAGCTTGGTGCAATCAAGGTTAAATCGGTAGACGGTCAGACTGCTGACGTTGGTGTGGTTACAAGTGAGTTGAATCAGTCGCAGTCGCAGACATTGAAGGAAGACATTTATAGTGCAGTCCTTACAATTTGCGGTATGCCGAACAGAAACGGTGGTTCTTCTACTTCTGATACTGGATCGGCTGTACTCTTACGAGACGGTTGGTCTGACGCAGAAGCTAGAGCAAAGGATTCAGAGAATGTGTTCAAACGTTCCGAGAAGAAAATGTTGAAGCTGGTACTTCGTATATGTCGTGATCTTGCTGGAATGAACCTTTACTTAAAGGACATTGACATGAAGTTCACTAGACGTAACTACGAAGCTATTCAGAGTAAGTCACAGGTGCTTATCTCAATGCTTCAAGAACCAAAGATTCACCCACAGCTTGCTTTCCAACATTCGGGTATGTTCTCCGATAGTGAATCTGCTTACACAATGAGCATGAAGTATTACGAGGAACAGCAAGCTAAATTACAGGCACAAACAATTCCGGGCGATGGAAACAACGACCCGGACGGTAAAGATATTACAGAGGAGTAAGCTACTCCTCTTGAAATATATGTCAGAGAAGACACTAATCGCAAACAACGTTAGAGAAAACGTAAATCGCAAACACGGTCACAGAAGACATTAAAAGACAAGGAGGATTTTAGCATGGCAAAGGTAGACATTACCAAAATTGAAGGCTACGAGGGTATGACCCCGGAGGAAAAGATTAAGGCACTTGAAGCATTTGAGATTGAGGACGAGAAGCCCGATTACAGCGGATATGTAAAGAAGGACGTGTTCGATAAAACTGCTTCCGAGCTTGCTGGTGTAAAGAAACAGCTCAAAGAGAAAATGACTGATGATGAAGCCGCAAAGCAGAAGGAACAGGAGGAACGTGAGGAATTACAGTCCAAGTATGAGAAGCTCTTGCATGAAACCGAGGTTTCAAAGAGTAAGGCAAAGTTGCTTGGTCTAGGGTATGACGAAAAGCTCGCTGACGAGACAGCCGAAGCTATGGTGAAGGGTGATCTCGACACTGTAATGGCTAATCAGAAGAAGCACCTCGAAGCTGTTGAGAAAAAGGTTCGTGCGGAAGCCCTTAAAGATACACCTAAACCGACAGGTGACGGAGATTCCAAGACAATGACACTGGAAAAACTTCGTGGTATGTCCGCTAGTGAGAGATACACTTACTCACAGGAACACCCCGAAGAATACAAAGAATTATATGGAGGTAACTAACAATGGCACATACTATTTATGATAATTTCTATCTCTCTAATGAGATTGAAGACCAGTTCAATTCCCATCTTGATTTACAGCAGTTCTGTACTGTTGATAACTCTCTTGTGGGTACTGCTGGTATGAAGCGTAAGATTAACCGTTACAGAGCTACTGACGCTACTGAAAAACTTGCTATGGGTGAAGGTAACTCACAGGCAATCGAAGTTTCTTACGCAGAGAGCGAGTACGAAATCGCACTCGCACAGAACAAATTCGAGTACTACGATGAACAGGAAATGACTGATCCTATGCTTGTTCCTGTTGGTGTTCGCCACATGGGTACTGATATGTTCAACACTGTAAATGCTGATATTTACGGTGAGTTCAAGAAAGCAACACAGGTCGTTGCAGTAAACAAGTTCGATTTTGCGGCTTTCGTAGACGCACAGTCTATGCTTAACCTTGAAGACATTGAGGGCGTTACTGTATTCGCTTTCGTTTGTGCGGCTGATATGGCTGACATTCGTAAGGAGTTAAAGGACGATCTCAAGTACGTTGAAGCGTTCGCAAAGAGCGGTTACGTTGGAACTGTCGCTGGTGTTCATATCTACACCAAGAAGGACGCTGTACAGGGTGATGTTATCATCGCTACTAGCAAGGCTGTTACTGTATTCAACAAGAAGGGTACAGAAGTTGAGCAGAAGCGTGATCCCGACACTAGAACTAACGATATTTTCTCTCGTAAGTATTATATCGTTGCTCTTACTGACGAGCGTTATGCGGTTAAGATTCACAAGGGTACTGCTACTGCTACACAGCATACTAGCATTACCGAAGGAACTGTTTACTATGTTAAGACTGGTAACGGTTACGTTAAGGCTACATGGACTACTGCGGAAGCGGCTACTATCAATCCTAAAACTAAAGGTTGGTACACTATTTCCTAAAGTAGCGTAAGGAGGTGGATAACATGACAGAAGCAGAAAAACTTGAAGCATTAAAGGCTATCGTTGGTGGCTCTGACACTGATACGGTGTTATCCACCTATCTGATGTTAGCTGGTAAGAAAATAATCAACAAAGCATATCCGTATGACAGCACAGTCACTACCGTACCTTCAAGGTACGATACGTTACAGGTTGAAATCGCCGCATATATGCTGAACAAGCGAGGTGCGGAAGGTCAGCTTCAACATACAGAGAACGGTGTTCAGCGTACTTATGAGAACGCTGATGTTCCAGCTTCTATGTTGAAGTCAGTCACTCCTCATGTGGGGGTGATTAAATGAAATGCCTAGAACGTAACAAATCAAAATTCTTCTACGCTCTTTATGATAGCGAAGAAGCTGTGGTGGACGAATACGGAAATGCCACAGGGGAGCACAATGTAAAACATGGTGATCCGATTGAGTGTCACGCAAACGTGTCAGCGGCAAAGGGTGAAACCTCTGCTCGACAGTTTGGTGAGAACGAATCCTACGACAAGGTTATAGTCCTTGACGATATGAACATTTCCATTGATGAACAAACTATTCTATGGGTCGATACTCTACCTACTCTCGATGAAGACGGTGCTACAAGCACACCACACGATTATGTGGTTAAGAAGGTCGCTAGAAGTTTGAATAGCGTGTCGATTGCTATTAGCAAGGTAAAAGTCGATGGGTAGAAAGGTTATCTCATTCGGTTTATCAGAAGCAGACATTGATAGAGCATTGAAAGAACTCGAACAATACAAACAAGATATTCGGAAGAAAACGGAACTCCTCCGGGAAAAGGTAGCTCAAAGATTAGCAGACGAAGTAGATCAAGGATTTGCTACTGCAATATCCGATACCATTATTTCTTCGGGAGGGCTTGTCACAGAATTACACTCACAAGTAGACGTGTCGGTAGATAACCGAGGTTCGGTTACTGTTGTAATTGCGAGTGGTGAGGACGCTGTTTGGATTGAGTTTGGTTCGGGTGTCTATTACAATAGCTCGCCCGGTACTTCCCCTCACCCGAGTGGTGCGGAGCTGGGCTTTACAATCGGTGGATATGGAGCTGGGAACGGTAAAAAGCAGACATGGGGTTATTACGATGAATCTAATAATCTTGTGCTTACACATGGTTCGCCAGCGTCAATGCCTATGAGCAAGGCTATCACCACCGTACTCAACGAAATTTCTTCAATCGCAAAGGAGGTGTTCGGGTGATAGACGTTGAAAAGGAAATATTCGGTATCGTTTCTAAAGCGGTACGAACAAAATATCCTAGCATTTTTATGACAGGAGAATACGTTAAATCCCCTTCCTCTTTTCCATGTGTTTACTTGGTGGAAATGGATAATCAGATTTATCGAAACACTCGTACTAATACGAGTATCGAGAATCATGTACAAGTGGTGTATGAAGTGAACGTCTTCTCTAATCTCAAGACAGGAAAGAAATCTCAATGCCGAGAGATTATGAGTACGATTGACACGGAAATGGCGGCACTTGGCTTCACACGAACCATGATGAATCCAATTCCAAACGAGGAAGACGCAACGATTTATCGTATGGTAGCAAGATACAGAGCAATCGTATCTAAAGACAAAACTATTTACAGGAGGTAAAAAGCTATGGCTATTAACACTTACAAAGTATTCCTTATGAAAAAGGGTAGCGGCTCTACTTATGAGAAGCTAATCGACATTAAGGATTTCCCGGATTTGGGTGGTGCTCCCGAAATGTTGGAGACTACTACTCTGTCTGATAAAATGCAGACTTACATTCCGGGTATTCAGAGCATTGACGCTCTTGAGTTCAATGCGAACTACACTAAAGCAGACTACACTACTCTCAAGGCTCTTGAGGGTGCAGAGAACGATTTCGCAGTTTGGTTCGGTGGTACTGAATCCGCTGGTGTCGTAACTCCTACTGGAACTGACGGTAAGTTCGAGTTCAAGGGTCAGCTTTCTGTATTCGCTAGTGGCGGTGGAGTAAACGAGGTAGTCGGCATGACTGTTACTATCGCTCCTTCTACTCCTATCACTATGGCAGAGTAAGAAGCCAAAGGTGGAAATCATACCAGTACCTTTGCGGAGGGCTGACCGTTAAAGTCGGTAATACAAATTTTCAAATGAAAACTAATTGGAGGTAAAAATTCATGGCAAAGCAGTTAAGTTTCACTTACAAAGATAAAGAGTACACTCTTGAGTTTACTCGTAGAACGGTTACAGAAATGGAGAAGAAAGGTTTCATCGCCGCAGAGGTTGAATCGAAGCCTATGTCTACTCTCCCAGCTCTTTTCGAGGGTGCGTTCCTTGCACACCATCGTTTTGAGAAGAAGGAAGTCATTGACGAGATTTTCTCTAATATGACACACAAGGACGAGCTGATCGGTAAGCTGGCAGAAATGTACAACGAGCCTATCATGGCACTTGTGGAAGAACCCGAAGATTCAAAGGGAAACGTGAGCTGGGTAGCGAGCTGGTAAGTGGTTCACTGCCTAACGATGAATCCGCTGATAACAATGTGGGGGGCGAGCGTGGTTATCGCTCTGCTCCCCATGTTTCGTTTGAGGAGGTCTTCTATGCAAAGTTCCCCTATTACTTATCAATAGGCATGACCGAGGAACAATACTGGGATAAAGATTGTAACCTAGTAAAGTACTATCGGGAAGCGGAAGCTATGAGACGTGAGCGAACGAATCAAGATATGTGGCTACAAGGTATGTACGTTTATGACGCTATCATGCGATTGTCACCTATACTTCATGCTTTCGCTAAAAAGGGAACGAAACCACAGCCCTACACCGAAGTACCATATCCTATTTCACAACAGGGTGTGGAGGAAGCAAAGGCTAGAAAGGAAAAAGCTGTGGAAGAAAAGGGTAAACGCTTTATGGAAGCGTTTATGGCTAAAAACAATCAGAAGTTTGAGAAAGGAAGTGAGTAAATGCCTAATACTACAATCGAACAACTCGAATTGGAAATACAGTCGAACTCCGCTTCGGCTGAAAAAGGTATAGACGCTCTTTCCGCTTCTTTGTCGAAACTAAAAGGTGCAGTAAAGGGCGGCGTTGGTCTAAATGCAGTAGCAAATCAGCTAGGTGCGATCAACACCGCCCTTAATGGCATGAGTGGGGACAATCCTCAAAAGTTGAGTAGACTTGCCGACAGCTTACAGAAGCTATCTAGTCTAGGAAACATCAAATTGTCTAGCTCTATCAGTAATCAGATTAGAAATATCGGTTCTGCTGTTCAGTCGCTAGATGGTGTAAGTTTCTCGAACATTAGAGACCTTGCTTCTGCTCTAGCTCCTTTGAGTAATCTTGGCAAGAACAACTTAACTTCCTTCGTGACGCAGTTGAAGAAAATCCCGGAGGTAGTTAAAGCACTGGACGCTACTACAATCAGTCAGTTTACTGCAAAGATTCAGCAGTTAGTGTCAGCTCTAGCTCCTTTGAGTAATCAGCTCAATACAATTAGTACAGCTTTCTCAAGACTGCCAGCACAGATCAGACAGACCACTACCGCTACGAACGCTCTTAACACAGCGAACAATACAGCGTCAAAGGGTTACATGAATCTGTGGGCTAAAGCGAGAATGGCTTACAACGTTGTGAGAGGTGCGTCAAACTTCATCGCTTCTTGTATCACAGAATCGAACAGATACATTGAAAACTTGAACCTGTTTACTGCTTCTCTCGGTTCATACGCTGACGAAGCAAAAGAATACGCTGAACGTGTAGGTGAGGTACTTGGTATCGACCCGGGTGAGTTCATGCGTAATCAAGGTGTGTTCAATACCATCATTACAGGTTTCGGAGTTGCAAGTGATAAGGCATATCTAATGTCGAAAAACCTCACACAGTTAGGTTACGACCTGTCTTCGTTCTTCAATATCTCATTTGAAGATTCTATGCAGAAGATTCAGTCGGGTATAGCTGGTGAGCTTGAGCCCCTTCGTAGATTAGGTTATGACCTCTCGGTTGCTAGATTACAGCAAGAAGCATACAAACTTGGTATTGATAAGACAGTAAGTAGTATGACACAGGCTGAAAAGTCACAGTTACGTTACTACGCTATTATGACACAGGTTACTACGTCTCACGGAGATATGGCTAGAACGCTTAATGCACCAGCCAATCAGTTGAGAATCCTGTCAGCACAGGTAACGCAGTGTGCTCGTGCATTTGGTAATGTCTTCATACCTGTACTAAATAAGGTTCTACCTTATCTGATTGCTTTCGCAAAGGTATTGCGTTTGGTTATCAACCTTATCGGTAAGTTCGTTGGATTTGAGCTCCCGGAAGTAGATTACTCGGGTATTACCTCGGGTGCTGACGCTGTGGGTGATCTGACAGATAACACGAATGACGCAACCAAAGCGGCAAAGAAGCTGAAAAATGCTATGACTGGAATTGATGAATTAAACATCATTTCAGAGAATGACAGCGGCACTGCTGGTACTGGCAGTGGTCTAGCTGGTGGAAGCGATTTGGGTATTGATCTTCCCGAATATGATTTCCTCGGAGACGCTGTAACAAGCAAGATTGACGAGCTCGTTGAGAAGTTCAAAGAATGGGCTGGTCTTACAGACGATATAGACACATGGGCTGAATTTTTCCATACAAAGTTAGGTAGAATCCTAACTCTTGTCGGAGAGATAGCTGGTGGTCTTGCGTTGTGGAAATTGACACAATCATTCCTCAACGGTATGAAGTGGTTGAGTGATCTCAAGAAAGCTGGTCTAGGAAGTTCGATTCCGTTAGCGGTAGGGCTTGTATTAACGATTACAGGACTTGTAATTGAATGGACTGGTTTGACAAGTATCATCAAAGACGGTATCGACAAGTTAAATCTTGGTGAAACCATAGGCGGTGCAATTATGACCGCAATCGGAGGAACATTCATCGGTAAAGCCGCCGCTGGTTGGCTTGCTAAAGCTGGAATTACTTCTGCCGCTATCGAAGGTGGTATGGGTGCTACGCTTGCTGGTGCATTGTTCGGTGGAGGTATCGCCGCTGTTGTAGCTGGTTTACCAGCGTTCGCAGTAGGTATCTACTCCGCAATCAATGAAGGATTGAACTTCCTTAACGGATTCCTAGTTGAGTTCGGTGCGACATTGACTGGTGCTGGTGCTGGTGCTATCGGTGCGGCTCTTGGAGCTTGGGCTGGTCCAGTAGGTATTGCTGTCGGTGCTCTTATCGGTGTAGTTGTAGGTGCTCTCGTAGACCTCGGTATCTACTTATATCAAAACTGGGACGATGTTAAAGCGTGGTGTAAGAATGTTGGCGGTACAGTCAAGACATTCTTCACTGAAACCATTCCGGGATTCTTCACAAATCTTCCTACGAAGATTAGAGAAGGTTGGCAAAAAGCCATTCAGCCTATTAAGGACTTCGACTGGAAGAACTTCGGATATGAGTGTGGTAAGAAGACTGGTGAGTTCGTAAAGAAGGTAGGAGAATCGTTGAAGAAGTTCTTCACACAGACACTACCCGATGTATGGGACAAGGTTAAAGAATCGTTCAAGACGTTCTTTACTGACACCTTACCAAAGTTCTTCACAGAAAAGATTCCCGAGTTCTTCACTACTGTTAAAGAGAGTTTCGTAACATTCTTTACAGAGACGCTTCCCGAAGCTATTTCCGATATTGGAAAGTGGTTCAAGGACGTAGGTCAAGCTATTTGGGACGGTATTAAAGAAGGTTGGGACACTGCTGTTAAGGCAGTCAAGGATTTCGTAACAGGATTCATTGATGGATTCAAAGAAGCACTTGGTATTCACTCTCCTTCTACTGTCGCAAGAGACGAGATCGGTAAGTTCTTCGGAGAAGGATTCCTTGAGGGTATCTTACTTCCGTTCAAGAAAATCGGTGAATGGGTAATGAAGAATATCATTGATCCTATTCAGTCCGTTGTAGATAAGAACCCTATCAAACAGGGTATCGACCTTATCAAGAAGGGCTGGGACACCGTAAAGAACTGGATTGGTAACATTCCTACCCTAGACCAAGCTATTCAGTTAGTGAAGTCAGCATGGGACACTGTAAAGAACTGGATCGGAAATATCCCGGTATTGTCACAGGGTATCGCTCTTGTAAAGAGTGCGTGGTCTACTGTGAAAGCA